ATTTGGGTTGAAGCTCTTGTTAATGCAGGAGCGCATGTAATTACTCTTGATATTAAGCTTGGCACAGCAGATTATGAATTTAATTTAGCTTCTCGTGACTGTTGTGAAGCTTTAGCAGATGATTTTTACCGTGGAGCTATTTATCCTGACATTATTGTGAATAATGCTGCAATTGACAATCCTCCAGGCTCCGGGACGAATTTTTTCACAAATGCAGCAGAAGTAGTCTATACAAATTTAATCGGCCCGTTGAATGTTTTTGAGTATCTTTTCCCGCTAATGATTAAAAAAGGTGGTGGAGTAGTCGTCAATATTGGATCAATTATGGGGAATGTCGGTGCAGATTGGAGAAATTATGAAGCTGGCTTTGAAAAACCAGTCGGCTATAATCTTTCAAAAGCAGGATTGATTCAACTAACAAGATCCATTGCAGTGCAGTACGGACGACATAACATCCGCTCAGTATGCATTGCTTTTGCAGCATGTGATACTGGCAAATATACAGAGCCATTTGCATCAAAATTTAAAGCCTGTATGCCTTTGGGGCGTTTTATTTCTAAGAAATCATTGCAAACAGCACTTTTGTTTGCATGTTGTTGTCCTGAATTGACTGGCCAGCAAGTCCTCGTCGATGGTGGTTATACAGCATGGTAGAAGAAAAGAAAGTATTTTGTAAAAATTGCAAACATTTAATTTACGGCGGCAATTATGGAAATGTTCTTTATTGTTATGAAACTCGTAATGTAGTGTGGACAGAAACATTTGAGAAAAGAGATTATGAGATTATTTACGGTATATCTCCTAACATAAAAAATGCTGATAATCACTGCAAAGATTATAAAGGCAAATCTTTTTTACGGAATTTATTGAGTTATAATTTTGTTTTTATATTAATTATTTTTTCTCTGCTTGCTTGTGGTCCACATGAAAGAAGATCAGAATTAAAACCATTGGCCGAGCTTTCTCATGCAACTTGCAAAGAGATATTAGCAGAACATGACAAGTGCAATCAGCGTTATTCAGCGGCACTTTGCGGACATTATTATTCTTCTTTAGAAATTGTGAGGTGCAGATAACAGCATGATAACATCAAAAGACAAGGCAAAAATTCGTGATGTTATAGAAAAAATTGTGTGGCGAGTTAATGCTATGAAAGATGATCCTGCTTGCTATGAATACATGATGATTGATCGAGCATTAGAAATCATTGATTTTTATGGTTATAAATTGGTGAAAAAAGATGATTCAGCCGATTAAGTTTATAGTTTTGAATAAAGATGGATCCTTTACAGAGCATTCACGGATGATAGTCTTAAACAAGATTAACGAGATTATTACTGTTTTGAATAATATTACTCATGGTGAAGTTGAAAAAGATACAATTGCAAAGATTAAGGTGATGTTTGATGGCTGAAACAAAAATCTGCGATGCTTGTGGCCGCATGATATGTGCTAACCATAAAAGCGGGACCGTTCAAAAAAATATGGGGTCCGCAAGCTCTTCAAAGCATGTGCTTTGTCAGTTTTGCATTGAAGCAGTTTTAAAATTCATTGATGCTATTCGTGCTGATAATAAAGAACGGTTTGACAAGCTCAATGAAATTTTGCTTCCGACTGATGATCAATTTAAACTATGACAATCACACTTGGAAAGCATTATATTTATCGATGGAAAAATAATGAAAAGCGAGCATCATTTTATAATCGTCGTTGCCAAGTCCTTGCTCTTTTACGACTAAATTCTGCATTAGTCAGATTTGAAAACGGTGATGAGGAATGCGTCAGTCGTTTTGCATTGCGTGAAGAGAAAGAATGATCCCATTACAAAGGAATTACAAACCAATTACAGATGCGTTACAGGAATTACAGAAAATTACAAGGATTGCTATTATATATTGTTACTATAAATTACAAGCATTACAGGAAATTACAAGGATATGGCTATTATAAATCCTGAAAAGCATTATAAAATGTTACAAGCTACTATCGGAAAGCAAGATGAATTTGCTGGACAGTGGATGTGGTTTGATGGCATTTCTTATCACTGCCGCAAGTGTCAAGAAATCTTGCCTTGGAAATATCCTTACATGCCTGACGAATGCCCCGAATGTGGATTTAAAGGTGAGCCAAAACTTCGCACAGTAGCATTGATCCCAGCACGCGGAGGATCACAAAGAATCCGATTTAAAAATATCGAACTAATTAATAGTTTTCCGATGATTGCATGGTCTATTTTTGCAGCAAAAGAATCCTGCTGTTTTGATGAAATTTGGTGCAGCACAAATAGCTCTAAAATTGCTCGTATTGCAAATCAATACGGTGCAAATGTTATCATGCGGCCCGATAAAATCTCACAGAATGATTCTCCAGATTATCTATGGGTCGAGCATTTTTTTTCAAGTAATACTTCAAATAATATAACATTTGACATTTTTTCAATCTTGCGGCCTACTTCACCGTTCAGGACTGCTGACACAATTCGTCGTGCATTCATTGATTTTTTCATGCATCAGCCAGCAGATTCTTTACGAGCTGTTGAGAAGTGCAAACAGCACCCCGCAAAGATGTGGACAATACGATTTGATGTTGATAATCGGCGTTGGCTGCAACCGCATAATTGGGAATACGGAGCATGTGCTTTATATTCTCGTCCTACACAATCTGCACCGCTTGTTTTTGTGCAGAATGCAAGCTTAGAAATTGCTTGGGTTGATATGTTCAAACGAACAGGTGATATTGCTGGAAATGATATCATTCCTTTTTTTACACAAGGCTATGAAGGCTTTGATATCAACACGCCAGATGATTTGCTTTTAGCAGAAACGTTATTGAGAACACAAAAAGTTATATTGCCTTTCCCTAATCTTAATCTTTAGTATAAGCTAGTCTTAATCCTATATATATTTATATAAAATAAATATATATATATCTTAGTCTTTAATCTTAATCTTTCTTTAATTTAATATAAGCTTAACTTAAAAGCTTAGTCTTAGGACTAGGCTTTTTTGTTATATTTTAGCCTTAAATCTCAATTTAATATTATAAATGCTGTTATTTAAAAAATATTTTTGTCTGTTAATTATAAAACGCTGTTTTTTTTGGTTTAATATATATCTTTCGCAACGGGCGGATTTCGCCATTTCGGTAGGCACAATGGAAATATTACAGTCAACAAAATGGGAACAGTGGCGAGCTAAAACCATTAAAACCAAAGAACCAGAAACGATTTCGTGGATTAATAGCTTTAATGCTAATTCTGTTTTTTACGATATAGGTGCCAATATCGGTATCTTCACGTTATACGCGGCGGAAGAACATCAGAGCATTCGTGTTTATGCTTTTGAACCGCACCTGTTTAACTTTCAGCACTTGCAAGAAAATATAAAACACAACGAATTTAATCTCAAAGCCTTTCCGATTTTCGCTGGAATCGCAGATAAGGATGGTGTCGCGCAGTTTGATATGCGGAATCTGTCTGCGGGATCTTCCGGCGGGCAATTGATGTATGAATCGGCTGAGCGTAAAGGGATTTATAATGTTCCGATCCGTTCAGTCGATTCTCTGGCTTACGAGAATGAAGGGGCTAATTTCCCGAATTACATCAAAATTGATGTTGATGGCCAAGAATTGAAAATCGTTGAAGGCATGAAAAAGACTATGCAGGATCCTCGTTTGAAATCGGTTTTGATTGAAATCAACGGACCGACAGATCCTATCCGAGACTTATTCATTGCAGCTGGTTTTACAGACGAAAATGAGTTTACGGCTATGAGCCGAAAAGTTATGGAAGAATATGCCAGACAAGGATATCGAAAAGCATACAATGCTATTTTCACTCGAAAGAACGGAGTGATTCACGATTTTTTTTGGCACATTGTAAGATATTTTACAGGTAAATAATGTCGATATTTTCTCGTTTATTTGAAAAGCGTTATCAAGGGGCCCCGGGTGAATGGTATCACTGGATTTCGCAAGCTGTCGAATCTATTTTTAAAGCAGATTCAGGAATTACAGTTACCCCAGACACCGCGATGCAATGCATGGCTGTTTATGCTTGTGTTACTTTGATTTCTGAAACTATTGCATCATTGCCCCTCATGGTATATCGCCGTCTTGATGGAGGCGGCAAAGAGCCTGCTGTTGATCATGCTCTTTATCCGATTTTGCATGATTCACCTAATCCTGATTACACGGCATTTGAATTTCGGCAAGCACAAGCAGGACATTTGTGTTTGCGCGGCAATCATTATGCAGTGAAAATCATGCGCGGATCCAATTTGATTCGTCTCGAACCGTTGAATCCTGATCGGATGAAAGTCACTCGTGAAGATGGCAAGCTTATTTATGAGTACCGGCACGAGGACGAGAAAGTTGAGCGATGGGACCGTCGTTTCATTTGGCATACCCGTGGAATGCTTGCAAATGACGGCGTCTTGGGCCTGTCGCCAATCGGTGTTGCCAGGAATGCCATTGGTCTCGCCCTCGGTGCCGAAAAATACGGAGCAACATTCTATAAAAATGCTGCCCGTCCAACTGGTATTTTGCATTATGAAGGGAAACTGAATGATGATGCAAAGGGTCGCATCAAAGCTCAATGGACCGAAGGCTTTACTGGTGAAAAAGCAAACAGCATTGCTCTGCTTGATAAGTCAATGTCTTGGACCCCTTTGAGCATGTCAAATGAAGATGCACAATTCCTTGAAACTCGCGGATATCAAATTGCAGAAATTGCTCGCTTGTATCATGTTCCACCTCACATGATTGCAGATTTAACTCGCGCAACGTTTTCCAATATTGAAGAGCAATCTATTGAATTTGTCGTGTATTGCTTGCGTCCGTGGCTGGTGAGAATTGAGCAATCGGCAAATATGAATCTTTTATCAGTCAATGAACGCAAAGATTATTTCATTGAACATAAAGTGGATGGACTTTTGCGTGGCAACATGGCTGAACGTTATGCAGCCTATCAGTCGGCAATCATGAACACGTGGATGTCACCAAATGAAGTGCGAGCACTTGAAAACTTGAACCCGCGTGTTGGTGGCGATGTTTATGAAAATCCGAATGTAAAAGCAGCAGAAAATTTTTCTAAAATGAATAACAAACCTTCTCAGGAAGGCGATGAAGGAGAAGATGAAGAATGAAAAAGGGACTATTATTTATTACAGCAATGATCGCAATGGCATTAGTGTTTGGCTGTGCAGGAATGGGAATTCAACCTGATCCGAATCAAGATGTATTTGCAAAAATTGCAGGTCACCGAGCTGGTTTTGAATTAGGAAAAGCAAATCTAGTTGCAGCTATTGAATTTCAAACTGCCGGTGAAGAAATGATCAAAATGATTGAAACTGGCGAAGCTGCTGATGCCAACACTTATATTCATAAAGCTATTGAAAAGCTCACAGTAGAAATTGCAAAAAATAGCGATGATCCGGCATTGATTGCTGAGATTATGATTCTTTCTGACATGCTAGTGTTTAGCGGCGATGTGACACTGCCTATTGATCCTGTTGAAATGCAGAAATATCTAGCACAAATGAAAGGGTTTATGGAAGGTTTTAAGATGGGTGTTTCTTTAGCAACACTGTATCAGTAAAAGAGGCCTTATGTTTTCTACTATTAAAAATCAATCTGGTCTCGGGATTTTAGAATTGACAATTTTACTATGCAGTTTAGTTGCTGCACTTGGTGGTGGATATCTAGGTTTTAATGCAACGCCAGTCAAACAGTCACCGACAATGCCTGGAGTGATATCTGAAGAAGTTCCAACACAGGATGTTATTATTATCGATTTATCTGGACAACAGCATGGTGTGACACTTGAACAAGGAAAAGCATATAACGTTCAGATTTCCACAGATGGAAAATTAACAATCGAAGAAAAAAAGTAAATGCCGAAACCAAACAAAGACGAGAAGAAAAAAGATTTTATAAGCCGTTGTATTCCGATTGTTCTTGATGAAGGAACGGCAGAAAATTCAGATCAGGCAGCAGCGATTTGCTACGGCCTATGGGATGAACATATGAAAACTAAAAAATCAGAACTGCGAGCATTCGATTTAAATTCGTCCGGTCGGGCTCATGCAGTGGCACTCGCGGAAGCAGGTCAAGTTGATAGAGCAGAAAATTGGATTTTCAATGCTGAAGATGCTGATGCTATTCTTGGCGAGAATAATTGGACAGAATATGCACGGTGGTTTCTTGGAAAAGATTCAACAGCCGATGCAAAAACTAAAGAGCATTATAAATACCCGTTTGGTAAAGACGGGAAACTTTACCGTTCGGCTTTAGTTGCAATTCGTCAACGAGCTGCACAGGCAAATGCAACGGCAATTCTTGATGCTGCTAATGCATTGCTTGAAAAAATTGATGGCCCCATTGCTAAGAAAGCACGGCCTGACAATATGGAATACCGTACTTATGTATCCGACATGAAATATGATGAGGAAAAGCGTGAATTTGTTGGGCATGCATCCGTATTCAATGTTGAAGCTGGCCCGACATATTTTCGTGAAATGGTTGCTCCAGGAGCTTTCAGAGATACTATCGAAGTTGATGATATTCGTGCCCTGTTCAATCATGATCCGAATTATGTTCTTGGAAGAAATCGTGCTGGCACTCTAAGCCTTGCTGAAGATGAAATAGGACTAGCAAGCAAAATTCTCCCGCCTGAAACTCAATGGGCAAAGGATCTTGCTGTTTCGATGAACCGAGGAGATATCACACAAATGTCTTTCGGCTTTGTCGTAGAAGGCGAAGAGTGGATCAAGGGTGATGAAGCAACTGGCAAGCCTGATGTGCGGATTTTAAAGAGAGTAAAACTGTTTGATGTTTCAATCGTTACTTACCCGTTCTATCCAGATACGGATGTTGCGGTTCGTAGTTGGCAAGAATTCAGAGAAGGATTGAAAATCGAAAAAGAAAGAAAAGATAGGCATGAGCTTGATTTGTTAGAGCGAAGTTTACGCATTAAACAAAAAAAGGCAAGACATTAAACTGAAATCGGGTACTGCGCTTTTAAGCGTGCTTGCGGCCCGAGAATTTGAGGAGAAATTTAACATATGAAAGATTATTTTGAAAGAAAACGGGACGAAATTCTCGACAAGATGATTCAGATGATCGAACGGGCCAAGAAAGAAGATCGCGGCTTAACAGATGAAGAAGATGAACTTTATAAGAGCCTCGATGCTGAAGCAGACAAAATGACCCGAGAAATCGTTCGAGCACAGAAAGTTGAGAAACTAGACGGCGAACGTAATGTCCAGACTATTCACAAGCCTGACAAGACATTTGAAACACAAGATGAAGCAGATAAAGAATGGAAATCTTTTGGTGAATTTCTTTATTCTGTTCGTTTTAACAAAGCGGATTCTCGGCTGAAATATGTTGAACCGCAAATGTCACCTGAATCTCGTACTCAGCAAATGAATGTTGGTGAGGATGGCGGGTTTATGGTTCCGAAGCGATTCATTCCGAGCATTCTTGAAGTGTCACCCGAGGCGGCTTTGTTCCGTCCGCGATGCACAATGATCCCTGCTGGCGAGGAATCAATCACGATGCCGCGCCTGAATCAAAGTGCTGCACAGAATATGTACGGTGGTGTTACGGTCACATGGATTTCTGAAGGCCAAACGAAACCCGAAACTGGTTTCAAAATTGAGGAATTCGAAATGCTGGCGCACGAAGTTGCCGCACATATCGTAGTCACTGACAAGCTGCTTCGTAACTGGGGTGCTTGTGAGGCTCTGATTAGCCGACTCTTCAGAGGTGCTCTGCTGTATGCTGAAGAAATGGCATTCATGAGTGGTTCTGGTGTTGGCAAGCCTCTTGGCGTGCTGAAATCTCCTGCTCGTATTGAAGTAGCGCGGACTACAGCTAGCCAGATCGTATTGGCCGATGTGCAAGCAATGTATGCACGCATCCTCGGTGACAATGCAATTTGGGTTGCTACACCGACTTCGAAGCCGTATTTGATGAATCTGCGCGATGCTAATAATAACCTTGTGTGGCTCCCGAATGCAACGCAAGGGATGCCTGGAACGCTTTATGGGCTTCCGGTTCGATTCTATAATCGCGCTCCTGGTCTCGGGAATGCAGGTGATTTGCAA